TCACTAATGCTTCAAGGTCAGTAGATTTAACTAGACCTGCTTTCAGTTGTTGTTCAAGTAATACAGCGATTACTTGTAAACTGTTAGGTGAAATTCCTGCTTGATATGTTTGAATACGCTCTCGTATTTTTTGACTTTCTGATTTCTCAGTTGTCACTTCACTTGCAAATGTTGGTTCTTCTGCCATTATAATAATACTCCATGGAGTCGGACTCTGCTAGAAAGTTTACACATCGGAAAGTGTATATCCTTTCCCTTTAATCATATGTATAGCATCTGCCGACAATAATATTTATCTAAAATTGAACATCAGGAAACGCTTTTTGAGCGATTTCTTTGTTCAGGTTTTTGAATGGATTTATCTTGTCTTTGACAAGTTCCATAAGTTCTGCCTCTTTGGCAGGTATACTTTCTAACATTTCAATCCACATTGTTTCTCTACGAGTCTTAGGGATTTGTTCTGTCACAAAGTATTTAAACTTTCTAAATTCGAATCTTAATGCTGATTCAGTTAAATCACTTGCTGGTGCATCATTAGGTTTATGTGGCGTTTTGCCTGCAGGTAAGGTTGATTTAATGTTGTCACTAAACAACCATTGCAATACAGGTTGAACTGCACCATTAGATTGATTATATACTTGTAGACCATTTACTGCATGGTCTTCATTATCACCTGCAACTAATTCTGCCTGACATAGTATTTCATACACATCAGCATTCTTCATAAGCTTCTCTCGCTTAGTGATTAGTTCCATTTTAGGTTTATTAGGGGCGCCCTTAGGTCTGCCTCTTCCTCTTTTCTTTTTTACTTCCGTCATAACGAAAAATCTCCAATGTTATCTAGTAATTGATTGAGTCTATGAGTTCTGAGATAGTCGAATACTTTCCCTCTGACTGGTTCTGTTTGAGAATATTCACTGAGAATTGCATCTTCTATTTTATCAGGTATCATATCTAAGTCAATCAAGTTTTGATTTCTTAAATAATTACGGTAGTATTTATCGTCATTTTCAATACTAATCCTGAGATACTTTTCTAACACAGGTTTTCTCAAAGGTGTTTGTCTGATACCCAAATCTAAACAATCGTCATTAGATAAGATATTAGGTATGCCATCTGACTTATCACCTTTTAGAATATGCTCTTTTAAAAACACATCTGGTTCATCACAATCAACAAATTTATTTAGATTAGGTGACCATTGTCTTACATAGTCATACTTCTGTAATTGTTGAAAGTCTTTATCACCAGATACAATCAATACAGGTTCTTTTGAGTGTTTAGTTAACACTGCAATAATATCATCTGCTTCACAGTTCTCAACATACATGTATCTGTATGGAAAGTTCTCTTTGATTTCCATTTTAACTTCGTGTAATGTATCAAAGATTAACTGCCAATCTTTATCATCTGCCTCTCTAGTCTTCTTACGATTCGCCTTATACAAGGGAAAGAAATCTCTACGCCATGGGTGTGATGCATCAGTACAAAGTACCATCTCACCGTAATCAGAGGCATATCTCTTTTGATAGTTTCTGAGAGAGTTAAGAATCATATGTCTTAACATGTTCTCATTTATTTCGCCATCATTTGATTTGATTTGTGCCATCAGACCAGCGATAACAGTTTGAGTAAAGTCAATTAATATCATGCAACCAGTATAACAGAAAATGTATACTATTGTCTAGTGAGTTTTTCTGCCCTTTGTTTCTTCAATAATCTTCATTCGTTTTGCTCTTGCTTTTCTCATCTTAGTGTTCATTCTTTTCATGGCAGTTTCAGCGTCCCATTTTGCCTGATTCTTTTGAACATAAGTATCGCAACCTTCGATTATCGATTCGATAAATTTTATAAACCTTTTCTTTTCAGGTTTAGTCATAAAGGAATAACCCTCAATTAAATCGGGGTCATCTGATGTGAGTTCTTCGAGTAGAGGTTTATATTCTTCTCTACACATTGCAACTAACTTAGGTCTGAACTCAATCTGACCCAAATATTTTTCCATTTTAAAATTTGATTTGTATTGATTAGATAAGAACTTATCTATTTGGTGCTCGACTTCCCCCAAAGCATGATTAACTTTCTTCTGCATCGCTTCTTTAATTGGGTTCGCCATTTCATCTTAGTATGCCAGGTTTACATTCCCTGCCACACTTATCCTAATTTTACCTTCTTCATAAAATGAATATACTGTATGTCTTAACCAACTAGGGAACATTATAATGTCACCTCGCTGTGGCATATGATTGAAGAGTTGCCAGTTAAAGAAGTTTGCTTCACCATAAGTTAGTTCAATCAAACCTGCATTCGCTCTTTGGTCTACACCATTTTTAGAACGATTGTCATACTCATTATCCTGTATCTCTTCTACAGTCATATTCTCTAAGTCATTTCGGGTATATATAACAAACGAGAACGCACCCTCATGTTGATGAGTAGGATTGAACTCTCTTGCTTCTTGGATATTAGACCAAAGTGAGTCTAATACATAGTGTTCAGGTTTCATTTCAGGTGATTGTTCTTTAGTAAAAGATGAACTAACACCTGTGGTTGCATTCACTGTATTATGATAGTGTGCGACATGTTGTAAGATATGATATTCACAATCTTTTGATATGACATCTTTGATATGAGTCTGTTTTAAAATACGACCTGCAAGTTGACCACTTGCATCGAATTCAGGTTTACCACCTACTTCTTCTATACGAGCATCTAATTCTTCTACGCATTCTATAGCGACCTTGTTTAGATAGACAGGAGGCCCAAAAGGAAATATTACTGGATTATATTGTTCTTCATTCTGACTCATTGTGTAACCTCACAAAGTATTCGGCATCAATTACGACTAAGGGTTTCTTACGATTCTTTTTTATTACTACAAGAGGTTCGTACCCTTTACAGTTTGATTCTGCCTGTTCGTATGCCGACCATACATTAACTTTCTCTTGATTCTTACATTCTACACTATAAGGGAAGACCTGTCTAGATTGTTTTCCCATTATTATATCTTCACCACTAGAACCCATTGGTCTAGATTCTAAGTCTTCTTCGTCTAAGTGTAGATGTTCAATTAACTTTTGTACAACCCATTTCTGTAGATTGCGACCTTTCGCTTTCGCACTTGATGTTTTCATATTATAATTCTACTGCAAATATTTTACTTTTATCGACCTCGACTTGTTCTAAATCAAAATTAATACTGACACCACAACCACATGAATCTTTTTCTTTAGGGTTGTGAAACTTGAATACTTCGTTTAAACCTTCTTTCACAAAATCGAGTGTCATGCCATTTATATATGGCACACTGATTTTATTTACTACGAATTTTAATTGACCGAAGTCGACTACGATATCATCTTCGTTAACATCGTTGCTAGAATCAAACACATATTCAAAACCAGCACACCCACCACCAGTAATACCCAACCTAATATAATTGAATTTCTCTTTCTCTTTCTTTCTAAGTAATTCAGTAATTGCTTCGTCTGTAATTTCAATTAGGTTGTCCATTCAGTTATTTATGATGGAGGCAATGGTTTATGGTCTCCATATTGTCCTGTTGGAGTATCGATATTATAATCTGTTGCAGTTGTATGCTTTTGATTCGGAATATATTTTGTTTTATCTCTGAGAACTTCATAAGGGATATGAATCTCTTGGTCTTCTGGAATATATAAATGATTAATCATACAACGATTACAGGTGTCGATTGCATCATAGACTGTTTCACATATTGCTTCACCGCCTAGATTAAATGATGTATTGAATAATATTGGTACACCTGTTCTCTCATAGAACCCTTTAATTAAATTATAATAATTTTTATTCTGTTCTTCTGTCACTGTTTGAATTCTACAAGTGTTGTCTGCATGAACGAGAGTTGGAATATCTTTGAGTGCCTTAGGTTTGCATTGAATCGCAAAGGACATCCAAGGCGATTCTGGTAATTGCAACATGTCAAAATATTCTTCTGCATGTTCTAACATGACTGTACATGCAAAAGGTCGATAGGACTCTCTCCTTTTGACTTGGTTAACAATTGCTTTGGCATTGTAATGTCTAGGGTCAAATAATATAGAACGATTACCTAGAGCACGAGGACCCCATTCAGATTCGTTTTGAAAAATTGCGACAATCTGTTCGTGGTCAATAATTTCGTCAAGTATCGCATCTTGACTTCGATGAATATTAGTCGTTAGCATGATTTCTCCAATAATCTAAAGCGACACCAACCGAAGTGCCACCATCATGTGGGATAGGGTCAACAAAGAACTGAACATCAGGAAATGCCTGTAGATATTTGTAGTTGTTGGTGCAGTTCAATGAATACCCACCTGAGAGAACTACATTCTTACAACCAGGCACCATATCAAGTGCCTTCTGTATGATTTCTTTACTATGTTCTAAACTTGTCAATTCGAGTCTTTGTGCCTCTGTATGTTTCGTAAAGACTTTCTCATGAGCGCCACCATACGATGCCATACCCATGACTTTACCTGCTGCTCTTCCCATTCTGTCTGCCCCTAAGGCATATGACATTTGTGAGAAGTTCATACCCATTGACGGCATTGAAGTAAAGACAACTGGTACACCATCTTGTTCTGTTTCTAAATCATCATAACACATAAAGGCATCTTCACCAAAGGCGTCAATACTGAAATGCATACTATGGGTGAATCTTTGATTTGATAATCTTTTCCAAACAGGTGTGACTGCATTGTCTTTATAATGCCAGATGGTTTCAATTTCTTGATACATCGGATACTCTTCGAAATAAGTCTGAGCACCCCCACCATCCCATGCGATGACAATTGCTTCATCGTAAGGTGAGAGATGCGACCCACAGACAGCATGATAGTAATGATGATGGCGAATATCGAAATAATAATTCTCAACATTACATTGTCTTGCGATTGCTTGATTTATTTTATGGTCTTCATCATCAAAGAGTGTATTCTTTTTAAAGACACTATCACCGAATGACTTTTGAATCTCAACGATTCGTTTCAGTGAGAGTTGCTCTTTGGATATTTCTTCGACTAATTCTTTTTGTAGCAGACGGTCTTTAAAAACTCTATCTTTGTAATGCATACAAAATTCTCGTCTATCAAACGAGGCGAACGCCAGACCGGCGGGATTGTGTAATTGTTTGTGGTCGATAGAGATAAGGGCAAAGTTCTCGTAGGCTTCAGTTCCTTCGTTCTCATGTGTTTCAAACCCAGCATCGTCTACTGGTGAGAAATGTTTTTGTCTGCGACATCTCTCTTCTTCGTATACAGCGACAACTTCGCCTGATGTTTTATCGACACATGCGACTGATGTATCGTGTGATTGGTTGACTCCCAATATGTAATTATTCATGTCAAGGTCTTGCATAATATTCCTGTAGTTAGATAATTATTTAGTAATGTTTTTATAATTATCAATTAATTGTTGTGAAGTGACTAGACCCTTATCAAGTAAATCGTATAATAAATTTGCCTCACCTTGTTTTTGTCCGTTATAATATCCATACCAATATGACCCACCGGCACATACTGTAATAAAAATAAGATGTGTTAAATATAAATCCATTTAAACTCCGTAAATATCGTCTTCGTCTTCTTCGTATTTAGTCTTTTTGACGATAGGGTTGCGGAAGGTATAATAATTACCACTTAACACTGCGTAGATACCCCCAACAAGGGTTAACCAGAACGCAAAACTGAACCCATACATGAACACTGTAAAAGGGAACATAAAAATATCGTATAACATATTCGTCTCCATAAAATTGGCAGGGAGGGATTGCACACATCAATCGTATAAATGCTTGTGGATTTTGTGATATTTAATCCCTTTATCCCTTGCCCGAGTTTTAAACCCCTATTATTTAAAATCAACTACCAGTATACACTGGTCTGCGCCGTACGACAACCTATTTTTTGTCGTTAAACCATCTTTCCCATATAAAGGGATACTGTTTCCCACGCCTCTGCTCTTCTGCCATATGAAATGAACCATACGCAAAGAGTCCAGCGAGTGAACAAAAGACTATTCCCATTATAATACTTAATATATCCATCATACTCCTACTTAGAACGCCCAAAATAACGCCTGATAGTATACACCCTACAGTAAGCGACCACTGTCATCCATGCCGTGACCGTAGTTCCTATTCTAAAAGTGTCTGTCATACCCCATAAATCAATGCAAATGTATAATCCCAATAGATTCAAAGGGTAATTAACTACCAAACCAGTGAATACAGTGGTAAAAGTTTCCTTATGCCGCTGTCTAACCTCTAAATTCATGCAAAAGAATACCTCCGTGCATAGTACTTAAAGTCCAATATGTTGCGGTTGTCACCTTTCCGTGTGATTTCCTCTTCATATATGGGGTCTCCTTCATCATCATCGTCATAATATACTACAAGAACGAGTTGACCTTCTCTATTTTCGATATAGAAGAGTGTATCCTCTTCAATACCGTGTGTAGATAGAAAGGTATTCGCATCCAATTCCTCGTCAAAGAGTATTTCATCGCCTGTTACCGTAAAATCATAACCTGCATATCGCATTTTTGGTTTCCTTCTTTAATTTTCCCAAAAAAAATTTTACTAAGGGTACCGTACAGAAAAACAACCCGATGCCTTAATCATAGTGGACCAAGGGTATGAGAAGCGCCTGGACTGTTCCTAAGCGATTCTACTGCACCCGAGTGACTTCGACTACACACTCCTTCGATTCCAACTCAGAGGCGACTTCCATCGCTTCCCTCATAGGTATCGGAGTCGTGTTATAGACCTGCCATACTCTATCGCCATTGATGTGTTCTACATTCTTATGGAAGTAGCGCACAGTGGCACTCATGTCATCTACTGTCATAGTATCCTTATCCTATGCTGTAGTGGGAGGGGCGTTTTCATTCCCCTCCATGGATGTTCGGACATCAACCTCTAGGACTTTCACATATGCATGATATATTACAGGTAACTCCTAGATGAACCCTACAACATATAACCATTATACTATGGTATGCAGTCTATGTCTAGTGGAATACCTTCTGTACCCCATTAATTACTATAAAATCTATATGGACATTGCCACGAGGGTCAATGAAACCATTATCTACACAGACATCGCACACCATGTCCCATGAGTCATTCATGGTATTAGGGTCTTTATCTAATGCCAGTTGCATCTGCTTACTATTCAGTGGTATGTCTACTGGTATATTAGTGGCGATGTGAGTGCCCCTTAATCCGTTAATCATAAATTTACTCCTTTTTTCATGGTTCCATGGTAACAAAAAGTGATGGTCACTGTCAACCCCTATGTGGCGCTCGAATTCGTCTGCACAACCTTCCATGGTATCATATATGCACCCCCTATGTCAACCCCTAGTCCTCGCAGGGTCTCTCTTGGTTGACTTCTCTCGAATTATACATATACTAACATCTCTGAACACACTCCGCTAAATCACTTTTATTCGCATTCCTTTTACCTCACATATATACTAATATATTTCACACAATTACACACTTTGTCACACTAATATATTATGAACATACTTGCACGAATCAAAAAAATATTCAAAGACCCCATTCCTAAGGGGTTTACTCACTATAAGTTCTCATTAGATTGGTATGTGAAATGGATTGCATCCATCTTCGTATTACTTGCCATGTCGATGAGAGGTATCTCTGAGTTAGTCTTATATGATATGGTATTCACACTTATCGGTCTCATACTATGGTTATGGGTGTCTATTCTATGGAAAGATAGGGCGTTAATCATCCTCAATGCGGTCGGTTTTATCTTCGTTCTGCGTAATCTTATCGAATATCTGATATTTACTGAGGTCATACAGTCGTTTATGGGGTGAGCGGAAGCGTGGTGTCTTCGGAGGTGCGTTTTTTGTGGTTGTATGTCCCCTTCGTTCGGTTCGTTCCCCAGGCGCCGGACTTGTAGTATCTTCGGAAATCGTCTATTATACTAAATAGTAGTATGGCATTTTCGATAACAAAATACAAAGACTTAAAGAAACATTGTAAGGATTTTGATATCTCTTATATGGAGGCACTTGATGATGGTGAATTCTTTGGGGATGATAAGCGTATTGGTAATAATACGAAAGTCTATACAATTAAGGTCAATAAAGAGAAAGCATCGAAACTCAAAAAGTATTTAAAGATATTTGAAGCACCTTTTAAGGGAGACAAAGCGGAAGTAAAGTATACGACTAAGAAAGGTGAGTTTATTATTCGTTTACAAAAATCAGGTAAGAAATCAGGTGCATCTGATGGCGCATCTACGACCATGCAAGAGTTAGCGTCATTGCGTATTATTCAAGAAGGTATAAAGAATAAAAAGAGATTTAAAAAGGTCAAAGACATTGCAACAGATGATGTCTATAAAGACTTGATTGAAATCTATCCGAATATTAATGATGTTTGGATGAAAGGTCTACTTGCACAACATATTCGCATGAATAAAGAATTCGGTAATTATCGCTTTGATGAATATAATCGTGATGGCGGATTCATGGATTATATCAGTAAACACATTAAGAATCGTTATGGTATATCTAAGAAAGACTCATGGAATCCTGCTGATATATGGTTAATTAAAGATGAGAATAAAGTAAGACGAGAAATCGAAGCGACCTCATCTCTACAACAACTCAATGATGTCATGCGTAAACAATATCGTCAAGGTCGATGCGTTGGCATATCATTAAAAGCAATATCAGGTACGAATGCACGATTTGAAGAGGTCAATCTCTCTGATAATTTTAAAAACTCTGATGAATATGGATTAGAGTCGATTCGTTTTAATATGCGTTTGACTGCAAATAATAAATTAAAGACAACTGATACAGTGATTACAATTAAAAAAGGTAATTTCGGTGCTAAGTTTCAGTTAAGACAAAACAGTAAAGGTTATAATAATCTAAAGTTTGAACCGACTCAAATAGGTGCAGGTGCTGCTAGATTGGGTAAAGTTCCATTAGATATGTTAAAACAATTACTCAAAGACTATGGTGCTAAAGACTTTACAAATAAGTGGCAAGATTATCCTTTGAATGGAGTTGAGTTTGATGAGGTATGTGATGAATATGTCAAGAAGTTTAAAAAGGTTAAAAGTCTATGTGATACAGGTATTCAATCAAGTGCATTTAAAGAGAATATCGCTAGTTCATTTATGACTGATGATGCTGATTATGGGTATACAACATCAAAACTCATGCAATTAAACTTTATTCATGCAATTGTGAATCTATCTGCAAAGGATAGGGATAATCTATTAACTGAGATGTTATATCTTGCAATGAAAAAAGGTCCTAAGTTCGGACCTTTCGGTAAACTCTATTAGAGTAATCTCATTCTTAACCAATAATCATTCTCAGCAGGTGTATCATTTTCACCTGTATCTAGATAGATTAATGAACATTGTCTTGACCAATCACGATAGTCATGATTCCAATGGATGTATTTGGATTCTTCTTCACCCCCAATCCCTCTCCAATTTTCAGGAAAATGAGGTCTTACATTCTCTTCCCATGCATCGTTGAGTAAATCATTCTTTGCTCTATCTCTGACATAGTATTTACCAATAATACCAGGTTCCATAGGAATGACGAACTCTGAGTATTCTTCATCTAAGAATTCCATGAATGTACTATACTTTGAGATAATCTCATCATCGAACATCTTTGCAACGAAATCTTTATGTTCGCCATAGACGAATTGATAGAAATATGGCATCAGTGTTGTTGATTCAGTATTAGTCCAATCAATCTGACCTGAGATAGATGCATAATTGTTATCGATGATTTCTGATTTCTGTTCATCAGTCAATGCATATGATGAGTGACTAGGGTCACCTTTATCAGGTAATGATGAGAATAAGATTGAATGACATAATCCCTGTGGGATAGTATTCGCATCTATGAACATTGTTTTATCTTGCGAACCAAACATATCGTTCTTCCATACATTTCGTTGATGAAATGATGGATGAGGAACATCATCTGATTTCACAAATAGAAATTTAACAGGTGTTTCGACAGCGGGGTCGTCTTCATATACATTAGAAAAGTCTTCGAGTGTATAATCAGTGATAATTACAAATCTCACTAATTGCATTCCCTCGTTCATAATCAACCTTTGTTTGTCAAGGTGTATCTTCAATCTCATTACTGAATCAGGTGTGACCTTTGGGTCATCCTTCATCACTACAGTTGCCATGTTCATCGCCATGATATATTATCTCCTCATTCGTGCTAAGTCTTTAGCATATTGTTTATCGTCTTCAAAAACAGGTACAAGGTTTGATTTATGCATCGCCGCTATACCTATCAACTTTCTTTCACCTGAGTATTGCATCGGTTCGATTCTTGGGGTTGGATTCCCATTTGACCGATTCGATACAAGACTTGGATATTCATTCTTAATCTCACTCATCACTTGGTCATATTGTCGTTTCTGAGTTGCGATTAATTCATTGTATTTAGTTCTCTTAGACTTAGTGGTAAATGCTTTTGTCTTTCGTCTTTTACCTGTCGGTCCGTATCTTAGAGAACTTGTTAAATTCAAATAACCCATGTATATAATTATAATCTATGTATGCGTTTTATTCAATGTGGTTTTCATTATAAAATGTAATTAATCCAACCTGTGATTGCATACTTGACATCATTCAAAGGTGGATTCCCTCGATGTATATGTGTCCACATACCTGGCCAGCACACGAATCGACCTCTTTTAGGTTGAACTCTTACACCTTGATATAAGAATTCAGTTTCGCCACCCTCATCAATATCATTGAGATACAACATCCATGCAAGTACAGTTTGTCTATCATAGTCATTGTGACCTGCTTCAGCATGCCATTGATGATAACCCTCACTTGGTCTTGTCTTCTGCATTTTCAATTGTGAGTTGTACAGTCCACTATATGTACCTGTATCTATGATTGGGTATTTAATCTGCCATGATTCTACTATATCGTTCATTATAAAATTATTTACATCTTGCATCTCATGGTGAATTGTTGCATCGCATGATGAATAGAATATAGATTGGTCTGATTGCATGATATTATGAATACCATGGTCTCTTCGACTTGAAGTTAGACCTTTCTCTTCAAGTAAATCAAATTTGTTTATACATGCATTACAGATATTCTCATCGAACAGTCCATCGAGTATTCGTATATGGTCACCATATGAATCATCCCATGGCAACTCAGGTCTATTTCTTATCTTGTTCTCTGTATCTTTCATTTTTACTATGCCACTTCACTGAACATTCTGCACCACAAAATACATAAATTGGTGGCGGCGGTGCAGTGTGATATTTTACTTCGTCTAAGTCTAGTTCTTTCAAACAGACCCAACAACTAACTTTCTCCGTTGAGTTCTTCTGCAATGTCATCATTTGTTGGATGTGGTTCATCATTAAAAGTAAACCACATCAATAATACAAATCGTTCCCCATTTACAATAGGTTCAACACCATGCCATCTCTCAGTATTATTATTGAATGCTAAGACTGAACCAGCAGGTAATGTAAATGAGTTTCTATCAACAAACATTTTTCCGCCATTGTAATTGTTATTGAGTGTCATGGCGAGAAAACCTGTATCTGTTGTTTCACCCACATCTTTATGATAAGGGAATTGTGAACCTTCTTTGTAGTGTGCAATCTTCATATATTGTACTACTTCAAAGTCAACATGATTAGGTATTACATTACCCATTATCTCTAAAATCTTAGTGAATTCATTTGATTCTAGGGGAATGATTGAGTAATCTATGTTTGAGTGATGTGCATACTTCCATGGTAGATTACGAGATACCTTCTCTTCTGGACCTATTTCTTTTTCTGTATCTTCGTCAAACTCTATATCTTCTTCGTATGGGATATTAAAGTGTATGTCGATTATCTCATCACAACCTTTTTCTGTAATTGCACCTGTGAATACTTGAATGAAATCCTGTTCTCTTTCAAAATGATATTCAGTTTCTTCTTCTCCGAAATGTGAATTAATATCTACATGGTCATTTTCTGTATGTTGTTCTGCGTTTGTGAATTCGGTTACTTTTAATTTACCCATATTTACCTCGGATGATAGAATCTGACAAAGGTGTATCTCCACTTGTCGTCTTTAAATTTGTTATAGTCATTTATATATGCACCATGCATTCTGTTTCCTGCAAAGATAACACATCTATTGAACTTTGCAGGTATTACTCGTTCAATTTCGAATATGTCTTCTACAGGATATAGTAAGTCCATACTCTCATCATTTGATATCCATTCTCCCCCATAGATAGCAGTACCGCCATCATCTTCTTTATCCATGTATACTAACATGTTGAGTGTCGATGTATCGTCTGTTTGATGTAATGCTGAATCGATATGAGGATAATGTTGCAACTTTGTATCAAATTGTGAGATAGTTTGAAAACAGTTAAACTCTATGATGTTCTTCCAATCATAGTTATGTTTCCAAAAGTATCTTCTACATAAGTCTAAGAGTCTTTGATTCTCGACTTCGTTAATTCGTGTAGGATGACCAATGGTATCAGTAATACGACAATCGTTATAATCAATGCCGTTCCGAGTGTTAGTTTCAGGATTGTACTTCCAAAGTGGATAATCTCTATTAGTAATGTGTTGATATATGTCTTCAGCGTTTTCAAAAAAGTCATCGATTATTATTACCTCGCCATCGAAGGTGTGATTGTCAAAGTTATCTCTAAATTTGTATAACTCATCTATTATATAGGGACTACTCATGTGACTCCTTGTATTTTAAGAATGAATAATCCATATCATCACCATGATGATACGAACCTAAGTCTTCTTTATGATTTAGGTTGAATGAAATTGCAATTCTCTCATATTCAGGTGATACATTCTCAGTTCTAGGAACACAATGCAACATGTACGATGGCCACATCAGCACATCACCTGACTTAGGGAAGAATCTCATCTCTGATTGACACCCATTTGCACCTGTGAATACAGTTTGTGGCATATCATCTTTCTCCATTGCATCATCATGCTGACCATGAGAAAACATAGTAGTAATACTTGGATTTAGAAACTTGATTGGCATACTCTCGTCATTAGCAAAGGGGTAGTATGTACCACTGATACGACTTTTTACATGATTGTGCATTTCATGTTGATGTGGTTTGTTGTAAACACTAATCCATGCAAAGAAGTGAATGTCATGTCTACTGATATTATTGGGAGAGAACCCAAATTGTGTACATATGAAGTCAATGTATGAATCCTTCATCTGATTTGCAAAAGAATGAAACCATGGTTGTTGATGCATGTCCTCTCTCAACTCATTACTAAAATAAGTTGTGTAGTTCAACTCAGGATTATTTGGATTCTCTTCTCTTGCAAGACTAACAGCGTGTCTACTATACATGGACACATCATCATGATTTAGATTAACTTTACCCCTAAAGAAAGGAGTTGGAAATACATAGTGATATTCACCCCTTGAAGGTGCGAACATAGATTTTACTGTATTAGTCTGTATTGGTCTCATTCTTTTTCACTGCTACGCCAACACCTGGTTCCCCATTTGGCATAGTGACATTACGATAATAGATTACAACTTCACCTAATTGTTTGAGATATCTTTTTAACTCTTGCATATCTTCTGCCATGACTTTGTAGTCACCGATAGTAGTTGCAACGAAAAGTATCTCGCCATTGTTTTGTTCTTTAACTTCGTCTATGAACTTATCAAAGTATGTATACCCCTCGGGCCAATCTGGATTTTCTCTCTCTGATAATTCACATGTTTTTGGTCGTTTGAGTTGTTCGACACCCTCTTCATTATATTTCTTTGGGTCGAATGAGATTGTTCTCTTACAAGGGTTTACAATCTTTGCATTAGATACGACATACCATTTAGGTGCTGTCAATTGAACTGGTCTTGGTAAATCAGGTTGCATGATGTCAATCTGTATCGGTTTCGATACGATTTCTACTTTCTTACTTGGTAAGAGTGAACAACCACTAATTGTTATTAATAGACTCAGGAACAGCAAGTTTATATAACTCTTCTGTATCATCTTCTAGACCCTCCATAACTGCTTCACTTGCATTGTTAAATCTTAATTCAATCATTCCAGGTTTCTTTAGTGCAAGTAAATCTAAATTGTGTCTACTGAATATCGCAAGATATTCTGCTTTCTCCTGTTCAATCTCTGCGTTTCTTCGAGTCATTTGCATAAGAGATTTTCCTTGTTTCTCGTATGACTCTCTAAGTGCGGTCATTGCCGCTTGTTGTTCTGCAACAGCACTTTCTAACTTGATGTTATTCTCTTTGAGTGTTTCATTCTGATTATACAAATAGAATGTCACAATACCAAGTGCAACTAACAGACCAATAGTAAATTGATTCATAGTTCATCTCCGTAATCATAGTCTTCGATAATGTAATTCAGACCAGCGGAACTTCTATATTCGACAACTTTATCATCATCATCTCTAAATTTTAGATGTTTCTCTTTCTGAGTGATTATCTTCTTTGCAATATAGGTTCTATCGTCTGCATCACCCCATTCTTTATTGAATGATACAGTGACCTTATATCGAGTTATGAATAAATCTCTAACCCAATATGCAAATTGTTTTAATATTCCCACCCACCATGTAATGATAGATGCAAGAATACTCCTGACTTTATTTAAAAACTTCATAAAACTATTTAGTCGTTATTTCTGAGTTCTTTTAGTGCTTCGATAGTGTTCTTGGCACTGGTGTGTACTATACCGATACCACCTGCTTTCTCCCATGCATCGATGTTCTTTGGTCTATCATCGATGAGAACAGAACCCTCAAAAGCATACGCCGCTTTCTGAGTACCTGTAAAGGTGCAAGTGACAGGAACAGTTGGGTCGACATATCTTTTTACCCATTCGTTCTTATCATACACAACCAACTCTCTGTTTACTTCACCAGCGGCAGTCAATATCTCCCATGGTGTCGCACAATGTCTGACATATGCAAGTAAATCATACATATCGACCATTGGTGGCA